CAGCATTACTGCTTTTTGTGAAAGTTCCAGAAACTTCACAGTTAAGGATGTTTACATTTCCTGCACCGCTAGGTGTAGTCACATTCAGGTCGGTCATCTTTATACCTGAAATAGTGCAACCTTTGTTTGTGCTTACAGTCCCAGAAATTACGATGTTTCCACCAATAAGACCAGGACCAGTTATGGTCGTGTACTGAACAGTTATTGAAAGGTCTTCGTTGTAAGTTCCCGGGTGAACAATGATGGTTTTACGCTGTGAACCTATTAAAGTCAGTGCCTTAGCAATAGAAGCAACAGGTGTTAGTAAATCACCGTTACCTGTAGTGTCATTTCCATCTACTTGACTAACATGAATCTCGTTGTCGTAGCCAAGAAAGTTAACTGGAGTAAATCCAAGAGCAGTTGTGACATCAGATGAAGTTAAAGATACTGCACCAGTTCTTGTGTTAAACGAAAGAACACCAGTATTTGTTAAATTAATTGCATTGTTTGTATCTGGATAGGATACAGAAATTCCTGTATGTGTTCCTGTAGTGAACAGAGAAGCGGCAGCGTCTTGTATAGTTTCTGTACTGACTCCACTGATTGGAGTAAATCCAAGAGCAGTAGTGACATCAGAACTTGTTAATGAAACTGCACCTGTTCGTGTATTGAAAGATGTAACACCAGCACTTACTGTTGCCCATGTACCATCGCCACGAAGATATGTACTGGATGATGGTATTCCTGTTGCTGATAGTTTTGCAATAGTTACAGCACCAGTATCAATAGTAAATATTGAACCGCTGCCAGATACAGTAATATCACCCTTGTCACCATCTGTAATGGTTGCGTTACCATCAACAATTAATGACATACCATCGGTAGAATTGTCACCGATGTATATTTTTCTATCTGGTATATTAATTGCCAATTCGCCCAGAGATAAATCATGAGGAGTGTTTCCCGGAACTAAAGATCTTTTGATTTTAATAGTAGTATCGGACATTAAAAATCTCCACCGTCAAGACTACCAATTATTGTAGTTCCTGTTATATTGGTTGCAGTAAGATTGCTAACCTTCAATTGATCTAGGTTTCCAGCACTATCTAGAGTTAAAATACAAGTTGGTCCAGACACACCCATTGGATTTTGCAACCAACTCTGAATAACAGCCAAAGTTGGATTTGCTGGTTGCTCTGCTAGAGTACCAAGTGCAACCACATTGCTGCTGTTTTTATCGTAATAATAGAGTTGTTTTGCCATGTTTAGGGTACTAGAATTGTAGTAGTTTTTGAAAGATTCCTTTTTATTACTACTCTATTTATAGTCCCTCTTTTATGGTAAACTTTGTTTCTCTGTACCTCTATTATTTTAAGTTTTCTCATGCTGCCTCCACGGAAAACTTACCCTTCAGAAGCATTGTTTCTGTATTATTTTTAGTATAAACTAAAGTATAAAAATAAGTGAGGGGTTGTAGTTCAGACATTATTGATGCATATATTTCTAGCGTTGCGGCCCCGTCTGTCCCTATTGTTAATGATCCGTAACCGGAATCAGTCATAGGAAATGGCATCGCACCTTCGAGAATACTACCATCAGAATGCACCGAAAAATAGGTGTCATAAGGTAAAACAGATCTCTTTACATAAAATGACAAAAGACCATGATCTAAATCTATGGGTGTACCATTATACTCGGTGTATTCAAATTGAACCGTATAGGTAGTTCCAAAATCAGCATAAAGATCGAATATACCTGCATCCATTATTTCTTACCCTTTCCGATATGATATTTTGGACAAAGTTCCCATTCGGTCTTTTCCTTGAATGGAATTATCTTAATTTGATTGATTGGTGTTAAAATGCTGTTCATTTTATCTTTGTCAACCACAGTCAACAGATTCCACTCTTCCAAGAGTTTTGCAATTGTGTTTCTTCTGCCGAGATCGTTCTCTTCTATATCGGATGAGAGTCCGTCTAGAAGAAACAATTCCTTGAAGTGAACGATGTAATACTTGCCTCTTTTGTGTAAAATGTGACAAGATTGATACAGTTTCTTTTCCTTCTTGGAAGAAACGCCAATTCTAGTCAGTGTTTCTTTTATTTTGAGAAAAGATTCTTCATCTTTTAATTGCACTTCAAGCAGTTCAGATACATCAATCGTAATTCTTTCCATGATATTCATCCATAATAGTAAAAATACTACTAATATGTATAAAAATCACTTCTTAACTCCGCCCGTATAAACATTGGCTTTCATGGTTGCAATCTGCTCTTTAGATAAAAGCGGTAGAACTTCCAATGCTTTTTTATTTGAATAACCATAAAATTGCTTTACGATTTCCAAATCAGATGGAGATGTTTTCTTATCCCACTTTGAGAATCGCTTTCTCTTTCGAATTGCCGTTCGCAGATAATCATACTGCATCTTCTTTGGTAAGAAGTGTTTCATATTCATCTCATTGCAATGAAGTATGGTATCCGGGAAATAAGACAAAGATCTATTGACGATAAAAGGAACATATTCCTTCTCCATTAATGGATTATCCACAATAAGATCTTGTTTTGTGAAATTGATTGAATTTAACCAATCACTCAAATTCATTTGAAATTGCACTCCATCATCAGTTGCACCAAGCAAGCAGTCATATTAATTTCCTGATCTGCAACGAAAGCCGCTTTATACTGATAATCCGATATGATCAAAACCAAACTTGGAATGTTTTCGGGTTCTACAGTTTCCTGTAATCCTTCATACAGTTTTCGGAATATCTGTGCTTGATCATTGTCAAGGTTTGCAACAACCCACTTCTTGACTGCTGCAAAGTTTTTCCCCTTCATCGCTACACTCAATTCATCAATATTGATATCTCCAACTTCCTTGAGAATACCAACATCAATTGCTCCACCAACAGAATATCTTTGCAATTCATTCAAAAGACGACGCAGATCTGGAGAATGTCTCATAATAAGTTTCACGAGAACTTTCTCATCATACTTTATCTTTTCATTGTCCAGAATAAACTTCAGACGCTCCAGTACAAATGGACCAAGTTTTAACTTGTCCTTTGGAGTATACTTGAAATCAATACAAGTGCAACGAGAATGTAATGGTTCTATGATTCTATTCTTGAAATTACAAGTAAGAATAAACCGGCAGTTGTTTGAAAACTCTTCAATGAATCCGCGCAAAGCAGGTTGGGTGGATTGTGGATTTGAGTAATCAAACTCGTCTAGGATGACAGCCTTTCGATTTCCACTCAAAGAAACCGTGCTTGCAAAGTTTCGAATCTTTGTACGCACAGTATCAATATTACCTTCTTCAGAAGCATTGATGATGATCCATTCGACATCAAGTTCATTACACAATGCTTTGGCAACAGTTGTTTTGCCACAACCGGCGCCGCCAGAAAGGAGAAGGTTCTGGAGTTCTCCAGAACCAATCATTTCCTTGAAGGTATTCTTCAAACTGTCAGGAAGAACGCAATCGTCAATCTTCTGTGGACGATATTTTTCCACCCACAAAAAGTTATCTTCTGTGACTTGCATTTATTATCCGTTGTATGAGGAATCCGGCTCCAAAGCAATCCAATACGAAAGATCCATGTTTTCGTGCGTGAACTTGCTTACGATCTTCTCTGTGATTTCCACCTTGTAATCACCCGGCAACAACTTCAAGTTTTCCACCTTGAAGTAGAATTCAAACTCTGCATCATTACCAGTTTCTCCGAGATCAACTGAATAGTTGTTACTGGTAGTATCTGCCTTGTCCAATGCCACTAGTTCTGTGCGGCCATCGTTGGAACGAACCGCAATATCTGGCAACTGAAGAACCGATGCAGCCTTCTGAAGTTCTGAAAAGATCTTCTGCGTCAACTTGAAATTCACGACACTCTTTGGCATCTGAATCTTCTTGTTGGGGGTGGTTAGCAGTTTTGGTTCGCAGTAGAAGTACTTTACAGAAGAACCCTTGCTATTGGAAATAACTGCATACTTCTCATGGAACTCAAACTCGGCATCATCAAACAAACTTACAGTACCAAGGAACTTGTTAAGATCCCAAATACCAAACTGCACATCAAAAGTTTCATCAACCTTTGCTTCAGCCAATACATTCTTCACTGGTGAAATTGTGCTAATTACATTTCCAGAATTAACTAGAATGTTGGAATTGATTGATGCAAAATTCTTTAGAATTTCAAGAGTCTTCTTTGATAATTTAGTTGTAGTCGCTGTACTCATTGTGTAGGTTCTCCGTGTTTGGACTTCTCTGTAATATACTCGACACTAAGACGGTTTTCAATCTCTATCTTGCGAGAATTCTGAATATCTGCTGTTTCCTCGTTGGATGGTTTGTATGGTTGGAATCCAGGCATTTCTAATGGACACCAAACTTTTGGATAATCCAATTTACCATAATTTTCTTTTTGTTTAATTGTTAAATTAATTAATTGTGTTGCTTGTTTGTCACCGCAACCGCAACCACCACAATAAAACGAATTATCAAACTTTTGACTTTGCATACGATGAGGACATGGACCAAGAGTCTCGTCCCCGTGACAACTAAGCATTCTTAATTGTTTAGTCTCGTCATTTACTTTCTTATTGGTAACTCCGCGCGATGCGATAGAAGCGGCATACGATGCGGCTTTTTCCATGAAAGACTTTTGACGAAGCATCTCTTGATGTCTCATTCTTTCAATATTATCTTCTTCCATAAAATTATTCCTTAAATTGTTCTGGGAATGCCAATTTAGCAACATTTAGAGAAACTTGTTTCAGTTCTCTAGCAAACACCTGTTCAAGTAAAGCGGCTTCTGTAAAATGAACAGATTCCATAATCAATGCTGCAATATTTTCTCTTCTCTTTTCAGACGTAACATACATCTTATGCTCTTTATAAAAATAAGGCAATTTAGTATAAACCAAATTTAAATTTGACATAGAAAATCCGATAGGAGCATCATCTGCTCTGTATTCTGGCATTTTCTTAAATGGTTTATTGTATTTTGGATGAAGAGCAAAATGTAACAAAAGCCTCAAGGCTTTGCTGTCATTTTGTTTTAAGATCTTAACCTTTTCCTCTGTTGTTTTTGCATCTACAACATCGTCTAAGATTTCGGGAATATATCGCGTAATTTTTTGCATAATTAAAAGTCCTGAATATCATTCATCAAGATCTTTAATCCCTTTTCAACAAAGTAAGAGAAAATCTTGGTACGATCTGGAGTAAATGGTTTATGGTATTCCGCAAGAATTGCTTGCTCATACTCTTCAGGTATATAGGAGAGATCCACGAGCATTTGGTTACGATTCCAATTAGTTTGGTTCTCGTGAGGTACAGTGCCATTAGTTGACCATGTATCAATCTTCTTTGCAGAAAGTGGTCGTTGCCGCTTTCCGTCTACGGCAAATACATCGTC